CCAGTTAGGCACTTCAAAGATATATACTCTTCCATAGATACATCGTAGTGGTCTGACCAATTAGCTTTAGTAACTTCTTTTCTAGTAACATACGAGAAGCGTGACACTGTGTCATTAATTAGTAAGTCCCAATCTCGGTCACTAGATACTAGCCATACTTTATCTAGTCCGTAGCGAGCTTGAAATTTTACTAGGTGAGCTGCAATGTCATCAGCCTCTACACCGTCGTAACGTAATACAGGATACATGTTCTCTAAAGCTGCTAAAGTCTTTTCGTACTCTTGGAAGAACAACTTAAACGCTGCAGCCTCCTCTTCGGTCTGTTCAGCATACTTCTCTTTCCGATTCATCTTGTAGCCAGGATCAAGCTTCTTTCTATAAGAAGAGGATCCTTGGTCTGCTGTGATTATGATCTTCTCACAGTTGTATGAAGTAGCTAATGATTGTACTGTTCCTATATACTCTTGTACAAAGTCTGTCTTTCCGTTGTGCTTCCAGCGAAACGCTAAGTTAAGTGCGTCTACTACAAGTGTGGTACCTTCATCTTTTTGGAGCTTTTTACTAAAGTCAAAAGCCATGATTTTTCTTCTCCCGAGCTGTCTAACGCAGCTACCTCTTGATAATGTTCGTCTCATGAATAAAGTGTATCTCCTCTTGTGCCAGCCACTCCTCGGCTAACATAACATAGCACCCCAACCAATTGATATGAATATATTTAGTATTCTTAGGTAATTCATCTACTACTACGAATACCTTTGATCTGTTATACTTGAAGAACAACATAGGCTCCTGGTCTCCGCCTTTTGCCTGTTGAACTACCTTCTTCCACCAACGAATAAGATTATTAGTCTTTTCAGCCGTAAACAGCTTATCAGTTAATGGAGAATCTGCATAGTTCTTTATCTCTATGCAGTACTTATTGGCTTCTCTGGGTACGTACAAATCCCCCTTTAAATATTCTAAAGCCCCCGAAGCGGGGACTCTCTCGAACTTTAAGCCTGTGCTCTCTCTTAACATATCCCTTACTAAGTACTCACCTCTGGCACCTTTTGCTCTCGAATCTACCATTCTAGTTTACTCACATTTCCATCTTTGACAACTTCTATCTTATCCAACAGCGGGTGCGTCCAGCCGTGTGATACTATATAGGTGTTCAGTTCATCTTCTTTTATTAACAATTCTACCATCTTTTCTCTACCTACCTCATCTAATACATTGATGACTTCATCTAGAAACAATATATTGATTTTAGACTTTGATATACTACTCATTAGTTTGCGTATCGCAATAAGAGTAGCAGTGTTTACCCTTGCTAGTTCTCCAGATGAAAGTGCAAGAATATCAACAGTGTTACCGTTGTCCGTAATTTCTACGTTTAACTTGTCCTTTTCTACATTGAACCCTAAAGTAAACCTACCATCTGATAACTCTGCAAGATAAGTATTAGCTACATCTTCTAGCTCTACCACTAGGTTTTCTATCTTGTACGCCAGTAATCCGTTAGTACTGAATGACTTCTTTAGTACCTCTAGATTTGCATCTAACTGCGCGTGTTGATTCAGAGTCTTAGTGGCTTCTCCTAGCTGTGTGATAAAGTTTTGCGTCTGTTCCTGTATAACTTGTATACGAGTATTACGCTTGGTAATGGCAGTATTCTGATCAGTTAAGAGCCGTATCTCATCTCTTTTAATTTTAAGTCTAGCACTAAGGTTCTCTACCTCTACTAGTAGGTCACTCTCAGACACTAGCTTAGTAGGTAAACTTCGGTCTATAGACCTAAATAGGTCACTCCATTTTCTCTCTAAATCTAAGGCCTGCTGTACTTTTTGATTAGTAAAGTTAGCGCCTTCTATTACGCCTTCTAATACTTCAATCTCTATATCGCAAGAGTCTCTTTGTGCAATCTCAGTAGAAATTAAGTCACGTCTAAACTCTTCATTGATAGGTTGATCACATACGTGACAACTGCTTTTTAACTTAACTATCTTCTCTAACGACTTTACTGCCTGTAGTCTCTTGGCCTTTACTGCGTATAAAGCCTCTTTATGTTCCGTAGTAGGTACTTTCTCTCCAGGAGAGCCTGCCTGGGCCTTAGCTAAATCTACATCCTTTAGCATAGTTACTAGACTATTATTTTTTGATATTTTATTATTATTTTCAGTGATATTTTTAATTTCTAAAGATAAAGTACTTAATTGCTTCTCGTCTTCTTCCGTAGAAATATCAATATTTATCAAAGGAAGTATATTGGTATCACTCAATTTATTGTCTGTCAACCACTTATCTATCGTTGCAATCTTTGCTTGAACCGAAGAAACCAAGGAGCTAGTCTCTTTGGAGGCCTCTTTGAATATATCGAACAACTCGACGTATTCTTCAAGATGTAATAGGTCAATCAAGAACTTCTTTCTATTAGAGTCAGTAGCTGTAAGAAACTGCAGACTCGCATTAGTATTTTGGTATACTAACTGAGAAAAGGTCTTGAAGTCTACCCCTATTATCTCTTGTAATGTTTTGTAAGTATTAGTAGCTGTATGACTAGATATGTCTTCACCATTGTGCTCTAATTTTACCTTTACAGAACTTTTTCTGTTTATAGATATTTTGTACTCATTGGCTCCTTTTGAGAATTCCAATGATATACTATACCCATCGTTTACGTATCTATTAGGTATATCTGCTTTCTTGATACCTTTAGAGTTTTTGTTATATAATGCTTCCTCTATAATTAACGGGATGGAAGACTTTCCCATCCCGTTAGTACCAATGATCTGCGTTACTGTATTGGCATCGAGGTTCAACTCGTTACCAGCACCGTAACTAAAGCAGTTATCCCAGTTGAGCTTTTTGAGAGTAATCATTGTAAGTTCCTATAATATCGGGGATTTTTTCTTCTTCTATTTCTAATATGTAGATTAAGTATTCTGCTAACTCTTCCTCTATCGTCATATCGGCACCAATAACTAGACTGGTTTCTGTATTTCGTTTAACTACTTTCTTATCTAACAGATCTGAGTCTTTTACGTTTGCCAAATCCTGAATATCACCTTCTACCTCATAGATAGTGTGGTCATACTCGGTGGAAATCATAGCGTCTGTGTTAGATACTGTTTTTCTTAGTAGTTGAGGCAACTTGAAAGGATACCACAACCAATCCCAGGTATCTTCTGAAATCAGTAAGTAGCCTGTTTCTACTTTATTCCTGTGGAACGAAGTAGTCATAGGGCTACCAGGGTATACTATATTTCTTTGGGTATTGCTATGTGAATGTAAATCACCCGCAAATACTACAGGAAACTCATCAAACATATCTAGATTTACTTCTGGTTTAACATGGGGAGGTATCTCTCCTCGCACATGGGTAAACAAAGGTTGGGAAGCGTCAAAATGATCAATAATACCTTTACGATGCAAGTCTGCATAAGGAAGTATACCGAATCCTAGATCTTCATCTATGTAGGATATATCTATCACTGTTACTAAAGGGTTTATATCTTTTGAGGCTTTTTTGAGGTTAGTAAAGAACGTTTTATGTTTCTTAGTTGCTTCATGATTCCCGTCATATATTATGGTAGGTATCTGAACATTCCTAATAAATAGGAAATACAACTCAAGCTCTTCCATTGTCGGCAACCTATCAAATAGGTCGCCTCCAATGATGTGCATATTACACTCTTTTTCTAACTCATGAACCTGTTTGAAGAACATTTTATACCTGTTCTTCGCCCAGTCAACTGGGACATTCTTCTGCCCTAGTTTAATATGCCAATCTGCTGTGAATAGTATCATACTACTTTAAAATCCTACTTTGAATTCGTCTTCTAAAGATTCATCTACATTATCATCGCTACCTTTACGGATGCGATCAAGAAGCTCTTTCTGAGCGTCTGGAGTAGGTCGAGCCATTACTAGATCCATTGATTTAAGATCTTTGATAGCTGCTAACTCATCGTCTTCCAAAGCGCGAGTTTTGCACTTTAACGCCTGTAGTTGATACTCTACGTTGTATGCTAGAGGGCCAGTCTTGACTCGTTTAAAGGTAATATCCCAACCTGTCTCTACATCCGTAGGATCACCTAAGTCTTCAGCTGCTGTGATGACTTGTTCCCATAATTTTTTCTTCAAGTTTAGTACTTTAACTTGACCATCTTTAGGATCGATACACTGGGTAGCATAAGACCAACCACATTTAAGGTCAGGGTAATACTCACGAACCCAGTCTTTTTCTTTGTTAGTAAACGCTTCTGCGTCACGGTCAAAAGAAAGACACTCTAAAGGTAGATTTTTGTCGTTCTCGCCTTTAACCCAGTAAACATAACGTGCAAGAATATCACCAACGATACGAACTTTATTGTCGCCGTCTACGTACTTGTAAGAGTTGTTTGAGGATTTTTGTGCTGAACCTTTTTGCTTATTGAATGAAATTGCCATTGTTTTACTTTCTCCGGTGGGCTTCTTCGTATATAAAGTGGATTTGTCCATCTTCTATAAAAAGTAGTCTGTTTTGATTTATTAAGTTTATTAGTTGTGGAGCGTGACGCACACTCAAAGTCTTTTTATTAAATGCAATATAATCGGCTAATCTGCGTCTAGAAGCCAATGCAATATATACTGCTACCTCTTTTGAATCATACTTAAAAGCATAATCTAAAAGAGCATCAGGAGCCAATAAAAAGGAATCTCCTGAAAAGCTTTCACCCATATACTTGTACAATGGGTCGTACTTATTATAAGGTATCTTTTTCTTATGAAGCATATGGAGAATCTCTATCACGTTGTTAGAACTCCCCTCCGCTTTTTCGTAAATCTTTTTCCAATTAAATAAGAGCATTATTATACCAAATAATTAAGCGTTTGTCAAGAACTATTTTTTTAAATGTATGTGATCTCATAGCCTTCTTTCATATAATGTCCTATACGATTGGACGCTTGTCTTTTGGCAGTATTGCCCTTTAATTGAATGTCTACTATCACTGGCTGTACCTTTCCTTCTCTCTTTCGAATAACCCTACCCACCAACTGGGTTAGGAGGGGATCATTATTGATAGGAGTACCAAGGATAAGGCAAGATAGCACGTCGACGCTAATGCCTTCGCTAAAAATAGCTTGAGTGCCGAATAAAATGTTCTTGCTAGTATGTTTAATTTCATCTATTATCTCTTCTCTTTCCTCATGTGGGACGTCGCCCGTAACACAAACTGCTTTTTCACCTGCTAATTCGGCGCATACCTTCAAAAACTGGACACGATCGCTCACTACCAGCACTTTATGCCCTTTTGCGGCGTAGGCCGCAGCCAGCATAGCGACTGTGTGTATATATTCCTCGTTAGTGGACAATGCTGTTACACGGTTTGCCCAAGGTGTCTTGTTGCCATCCATAAATCTTACTTCGGATTGTACTAGATGGACTTTAGGAACCATATAGTTCTCTTTAGGTGGTTTATATACTTTACTGCCAAAGTAGTCTCTAAACACAACGTGTTTCCCATCTTTTCTTTGTATCGTGCCAGACAGACCTATCTTATATCTACAGTAATTTGAATCTAATAGTTTAGAAAAGGTCGGACTACTAACGTGGTGCATTTCATCTAGAATGATAGTGCCAAATTCTTTTCTTATCTTGTCTATGTTTCGGTATAAAGTCTGGGTATTGCCAATCACTATAGGACTATCAATTTCAAACTTTCCACTGCCTATAATTCCAGCCTTGAAACCATAGACTTTTTCTACTTCCTTCGCCCACTGATTGCGAAGAGGTACGGTGTGTACAATAACAAGAGTTTTTAAACCAAGTTTACCTGCCATAGCTAAACCTGTAAAAGTCTTTCCCCAACTGACCCAAGCGTTCACTATACAGTTGTCATCGAGGTCGTCATAAACCTCCTGTTGACTAGCACGTAACGGGAACTTAAAGTCAGGAAAGTCTGCTTTCGGCATTAAACGCTTATCGATTATCTCGTAATTAGTCGGGATAAGATCTGTTCTTCCTACTGGAATAGAGATCAAACCCGTTCTAATTATTGACATATTCTTAATAACCTGTGGAGGGTCACTAGGATTATGCGAGGCAATCATATACGTAAGCTCCTTATCGATCTCTAATTGCAAATCGATAGGAACTTCCATATATATTCTGTTGCTAATTACTGCTTTCATTTAAGTCCACTGGGAATAATTCATAAATAATCTCGCCGCATGCTTTGGCTAGTTCCATATGCTCTTTTTGTGTTCCGTTACCAGAGCGAATGTCAATATAGTGTATCCAACTACGAAGAGAGCCACTAACATATAACCTAGACTTTGTTAAGCCTTCTGGCAACAATGCTCTGGCTTGCTCTTTCGCAATACCTAACTTAATAGCAGCTTGGTATTGTTTTTTACACATCCATTCCACACGGCTTTGAATGCGAAACCATTCTGTTTGAATTTTTAAATCGTCTACTTCTACCGAGTTTTGACGATTCTTTTCATCTTGCATTCTGGCTTCACGTTTCTCAAACATATCATCAAACGCCTGGTCAGGGTTTGCATATCTCTGGGAAAACTCTTGGAAAGTGAAAGACCTATGACGAAGTAACTGTCTAGCTATATCTCTAGTAGTCTCTATTTCTAGACACACATTTACCATCTCAAGAGGAGACCAGTGTTTATGTTTTACTAAGTACTTTACCAGTTTTTCACTTGTAGCACTATTATTCTGATTACTAGGGTTACTAACTCTAGCACAGTATGCCACAAGCTCTAAAGGAGTTTTATCCCTTGATGGAGCCGCACTATGGCTGATAATCTTAACCTTCATCTTCTACTTCCATTTTTGCAATTATGTATTTCTTGACGAACTCACTTCTTACGATGTCGTCAACCCCGAACTCAATAAAATCGAACTCTTCCATCCTTTCTAATACTTTTAGCCAGGATAGCAGCTCGTTACGTTTAAGATCACTTTGTCTAAAGTCACCGCAGAACATAATTCTGCAATTCTCTCCTACACGAGTAATAATAGAGTCTAGCTCATGGAAACTCATATTCTGGCACTCATCTACTATAATGCAAGCATTTCGTAGTGTTATACCTCGAATAAAAGAAGTAGTCATAAACTGCACTATATTCTTCTGTTTCATGATCTCATATGCATCACCTCTATCAAATAAATGTGTTGCCACATCTTTGTAGGGCTCTTCATATACTGCGGACTTCTCTTTCTCACTCCCCGGAAGGAATCCTATGTCTCTAGTGGGTACAGCGCTTCTAATAATAATTAGGTTGTCTGCAAACCCTTTTTCAATATCGTCATAAGCTAGATATGACGATATAAAGGTTTTACCTGTGCCTGCAAGTCCATGCAGTACCAGATTATTGTTTGATTCAAAAGCCGCTAACTGATTTTTTGTTAAAGGCTCAATCTCTTTTAGCCTCAAATTCATGTTTTGCGTCTGTTGTCCTCTATTTCGTTTTTTCAAACCTTTCTCCGTGTCTTTTTCTTTCGGCTATCTGAATATTCGTATAATATCCACGGTAGCCCAGATAAGTATAGTACTCCTGCAAAAGCCATACTAGCTTCTGGAGGTCTCGGAACCGAGAAAGGCGTAGAAGTATTTTCTAGCCATAGTAAACAATACTCATCTCTTAGCTCTTTCTTTTTAATTCTAGAGTATTGAAGCGTACACCAAGTACTTTTCTCGTAGATAAAAGGTCTACCCTTACTATCTATGAAAGTTTTCTGGTTCTGCTTTAATAATCCGTTAAAAGAGTCTATCTGCCGCCTCAAAGGAAACATAGCGGGGTAAGAGGTTTGTAACCTACGAATACCCAACGTGTCTCCTTTCATATTTCTATCGTCTACAACTCTTCCGTCCATGAACATAAGTCCATCGGAAAAGCTCCAATCGTCGTGGGGGAGAATATAAACAGGAAACTTTACATTCTTCACCCCTTTAAGGGTTATTACCACTATCTACTGGCCATCATATATAGACCTACGTTAGCAAAGGCATACCCAATATAAGTATATAGCATGGGCAAATTATTAAACTTATAATACTGCTCTAGGCCGACATATAAATATATGCCTCCAGTTAACGCTATTAATCCACCGCTCATTGTATCCACCCTAGATTCACCATGCCTGACGCTATAATGAAACAACAAGTAATCATATTAAATAAAACCCATATAGTGCGTACTATAGCTACTTTGTCCGCCCTCTTGTCGTCTTCAAAAGCCTTTGTACCCATGGCCTTACACCAAATCTTCCACATATCAGAGATATAGCTTTTCATACTTGCCCATCGAATAATCACCGCCAATCTCGAAGTCACAGCCCACAGGTGCACCCGGTATAAATATACCCCTATCTTGTTGAATGTATTTTTGAAGTTGCTCACAGTAATCCTCTATCTCATCATCTGGAACCTCTGCTAGAATACTATCGTGTACTAGAGCAAAGATTCTGCTTTTCATTTTCTTGGCTTTGATATGTTCGTTCATATCAATACCGCCCATTAAATTAATATCAGAAGCAGCAGACTGCACCAGAAAGTTAAGACCAGAACGAACGCTACTACTCGCGATACTGTTATCTGTTGAGGCGACATTTGGTAATCTCCGTTTGCGACCGAAATAACTATAGATAAACCCATTTTTCTTAATGAAGTCTTCGTTATTGTCAATCCATGCTTTTAATTGATGAAACTCATTGAAGTAATCGCTAATAACTTCTTGGGCTTCTTGTTTACTAAAGTATTTACCTGAATCTTTGGTAACTTGTTCACTGATTTTTGCAGGCCCAGCACCATACATAATGCCGAAGGTTACTGCTTTAGCTGCTTGGCGTTTATCGCCATATAGATCTGCTACTTCATCTACTGCACAAGGTAATCTAAATACTTTGTGTGCAATGGTTGAGTGAAAGTTACCGCCACTACGGAATACGTCCATAAGAGCTTTATCTTTTGCTAGTACTGCTGCTACATACACTTCTGCTGTTGTTAAATCCATTGCGACTATTTGGTGTCCTGGAGCAGCTTTGATACAACCTTTAACAGTAGGGTTGTCACGAGGCAGCTGCTGCATATTAAGTTTACCACTACTAGATAAACGACCTGATGTTGTAGTGTGTAAGTTAAATCCAGTACGTAATCTACTATCACGGTCAAGCTGTGGTATGATCTTATCAAGGTACGTGTTCTTGATCTTACCTTTCTGTCGAATGTCAATAATAAGTGCAGGTACTTCAGACTTTTGAGACAGCTCAGTTAGTACTTCTACATCGGTACTGTTTGCTCCTGTGCCGGTCTTCTTGCCTGTAGGCTGTAGACCGATAAAATCGAATAAAAGTGCTCGTAATTGCATCGTACTGTTAGGATTGAACTCTTTACCCTGAATTTTCTCGAATTCTGCAATCTTAGGGTTTTTGTACAACCCCGCTACGGCTTTATCAATGTCTACTTGCATAATACCTTGAGAGGCTGCTAGACGCTCTTGGTCAAACGGCACACCATTATCTTGTACATCTGTTAAGAAGCGGCAGCCAGGAATAAGTATATTCTCGTATACAGACTTGAGTTTAACATTGCCTAGTATTTTAACAAACTTTTCGTATAAAAGGAATGTACATACAGCATCTAGTGAGGCATATGTATACATAGTATCAAACGGAATCAAATCCCAAGTGAAGTCTTTCTTCAATATGCCAGTTTGCTTTCTGTAGTTATCCATCCAGTCATACATTGGCTTCTCATAGTCGCCATACTTAGTGTACTTTAGAGATAGCTCTTTTAGACCATGACGTGAGTTCTCATCAATGATGTAGTGTAACAGCATTGTGTCTTCAAAACGTGGGAACTTGAAATTGAAATGGTACTCAAAGAATGCAATATCGAACTTAGCATTGTGAAAGATAACTCTCTTCTTTGTGAATAGCTCCTGCAGCAACTCCTCAGATTTCTCGTCTAAGCAAGTGGTGTCTATGTATACACCTTCATCTGGTCGGTAAGATAGGGATAAGCCTAGAATATGACCATCTCTAGGGTATAGGCCAGTGGTCTCGGAATCTAGTGCTACGTAATCTAAGTCCCAGTCTATGGCTTTCTGGAAGTAATCATTAGCTTCGTCCGTATCTTGAATACCGCGAGCTACAGTCTCATCAATTACTACTTCTTGTACTTCTCCGTTGATATATGCAATGATACTATCTCTAGAAGAATCCCACGTGCTACGAGCTTCTGGTTTGAAAGCGAGCATGGCAGGATTAATTACAGGCAAGAACTTATCCTCTATGCATTTGCCAGAGTATTCGGTAACTGAATTAATTTTGGTAAAGTACTTTAATGCGTCAGATCCGACTAAAATGATCCAGTCATAAGCATCGATATCAATCTCAATATCGCAGTCCTTCTTTAAGACTTTCTTTAGTGTTGGGTCTGAGCATAGCTGATACTGGTCGAATTCAAAGGCGTTATCGAACTCTTGTTTGAAGCGTGTTCTACTTGGTTTAGTTTCTACTAATGCAACTTTAGGCATATAATTTTTCTCTTAGTTTACGTACTCGTTGTTCGGTTAATGCGCCAGGGTCGGTATTGTTTAAGTGAATGTTTCTACACACCAACTCTACCTGCTCACACATTTCTTTAACTTTAGATGCTGCTTGCTGTCCGGCATCGTCGCCGTCAAAGAAAATGTCTACACTGTCTATCCCTTGTATTTTTAGCATGGATAGCTTATCTGTATTTATATTCTTTGTTCCAAAACAGCAAACAGCATTATCTAAACCTTTATCGTGCAAATTAATCATATCGTATATACCTTCTACTAATATGATTGAACCTTGTATTGGTTTTACTACAGGAAATAATGGCATCCTTGCCCCCGCTGGAGTGATCATGTATTTCGGAATTCCTTGAGCCGTATGTCTACCGTTAAAGGCTACTATTCTGCCTGACATATCTCGTACAGGAAAAACGATTCGACCAACGTGATCTTTGTCTACACTGTTGAAGGCTTCGAATCGTTTGTAGGTTTCCGGTTTTATATCTCTCCAGTTTCCTATATAAGGTACCGCACTTTTGGGAAAAGACAAACCAATGCTCTCAGCGCGTTTTTCGTTTATACGCTTCTTTAAGAGTTCACGCTTTAATTGCAGTTGATTTGCCTTTTCCCCAAAATGCGTAAATAGATTACCTTTGTACTCACAACTAAAACATTGGAATACTCCAGTAATCTGATCTACCCGCATACTAGGGTTTCTATCGGGATGCTCAGGATTTATACACTTGACCAAGAAGTCTTGGCCTTTATATACATACTCTACTTTCTTGCTTTCTAGTAAATCCTGAACATTCATATTAGTAGTCTACGTTTCTTCTGGTTAATTCGTTGCGTATTTTTTGTTGTACTTTTGGTACTGCTCTCGCTAATTCTTTTACTAGCTCTGTTGTAGAGGTAGTTTTCATATAGAAATGTTGAACAGTGAATTTCTTACTTTTACGGTCTAACAATACTTTTTGCGAAGGTTTGAACTTAATTGGCATTTTACTTTCCTATATGTTTTATGTTGTCTAGTGGGATTACTTGGTACGCACCTTTATTGTAGGCAGGAGCCAAAGTATATTGTTTAGATACTTCTTTTTTATAGCTAGTGTCATTGTTACTTGCAACACCCATCATAGGCTGAGAAGGCACATATGCAGTCTCCCTACGGTAAGGTTCGGGCTTGGAGAAGGTTCTAGCAATAGGCTGTGTCTTTTTGACTTTTCTATGCGTCTTTCTTTTGCGTCCACAAGGCGTGTAATTAATACTTCCGCTTACTATCATGAATATACTCCTCTCATTTAAGAAAGATATTATATCAAATTATAAAGCAAATGTCAAGAACTATTTTGTTAGATGTCGTCTATGGGCTCGTCTGAACGATTTTCAGCATCCGCTTTCTCGTTAGGCGTAAGAGTAGCCTCAGGACCTATCTTCAAGGTCTCCCAGCACATTTTAGACGAAAAGGACTTCATGGATGCGGAGCGCATCTTCACACAGTTCAATGTCATACAGTTATCTTCCTGTTCCCAAGTTTCTATCGAATACGCAGCATCTGCCGCATCTAGGATACCTTTTGCAAAACGGGCTTCGCCACTTGCATCAGTTTGGTAAGGTGAGAATACTGGTATTTCAAATTCTTGTGCCATAGCTTTCAAGGCTTTACTAACTTCGATTTGCTCCGTCCAATCATATTGACCGCCACGTGAGGGTAGATTGGAACGCTTTACTTGGTTGATATAATCGACAATTACCACACCTACATCTAGAGTTTTAACCTTCTTATCAAGTTCTGCTCTGATCTTAGATAGTGTTAGAGAGGGATCATAAACTACATCCAGCTGTTGAGTCGGGAGGAGCTCACAGGTGGTAGTAAGTTCATGATGAAACCTATCAAAATCACGATTTTCTCTATACTCTTTCAAACGTTCCTGTCCTTTCTCAAAACGAGCTGCCCACCATGAAGCTACTTTCTCCCACTCAGGCATACTAAGATTCTTAGTACGTAAGCGAGCAAAAGGTATCTCCGTAGCGATAGCGCAGCATCTTTGCAGAATAGATCTGCTATCCATCTCAATAGTGAAATAAATAGCAGTCTTTCCTGATTTGAATACGTTATTCGCGACATTAGAACAGATAATGGACTTACCTGCCCCTCGTTTACCACCCACTAGGATTAGATCCCGTGGAGAGAACTTGATCTCATGATCATATTCCTCATTAAGGCCGAGAGGTAGATAATTACCAATATCTTCATCATCTTCAAACAAGGTAATACGTTGCATACTATCTTGTGGTCGTTCTAGGTCTACTTTATTTTCGACATCTAGTACGATCTGATGGAGATGACTTACTGATTCTTCTGCATCTTCAAAAGCTACAGAATTCTCAACATAGTCCTCAAGTGAGTTCAAGATCTCTTTCTGGGCGTACTCATTCTTGAGATACTCCAAAAGCATGAAAGCATCTGCATCCACCTCAACGGCTTCAATTGCATACAACTTCTCTCGAACCCCGCTATCGCGGATTTCAAACTTGAGGTCGTCAAATGTAGGCATTTTGTGATATTTTTCACAATGATGATCTATGATTCCATACAGAGAATGATACTCCGTTGGTAGATAATTCTTGCGACAGCTAGTCCAGGTCTCGAAGTCCTGTAGCTCAAGCACTTGCTTTATAAGAGCACTAGCAATATTCAATCAAAATTCTCCCGATTTGACATTCTAAAAAAGCCCCTGGAACTGGCCCAGAGGCTTATAGTTTAACAACTACTTATTAAGCAGATGCTTTTTCTTTCTTTGAAGCGCCATCGTAGTCAGAAGCGACCAAGCCACGGCGAGTAAGCATAGTTTTAACACCACGTGCAGTTTTACCAATCGCATCAGCGATTTGCTCAACAGTCATACCGTCGATGTCATTAAGGTCTGCAAAAGGATCTGCTTTCGTAGAACCTTTAGTTTCTTTTTGCTTAGGAATTGCAGTAATCAATTCAGCACGTAATAGGCTAAGAGCTTTACCACGAACACTGTTTACAGATTTGCCTAAGGCTTCTGCGATTTCTTCAACGAAAGAGCCACCATTTACTAGCTCAACGAAAGTTACTTCTTCCGCGTCAGTGTAAGTCTTAACAGACTCAACTTTAGGAGCAGGCTTAACGTGACCAGTCAATTCCATTGACAAGATCTTGCCTTGGATTGATTTAGGTGAGTACGCGCCATTTTCGAAATGACCCGCGATATCAGCGTAAGTGTATTCACCGCTGTTATCTGTAACAAAAGAGGCTAAAGTAGCTTCTTGAGCTTCTGAGAACGCACGAGTGGCTGATGCAGAAGCTAGTTCTACGTCGAAACCCATCTTGCGAAGTTTGCTAGAAACTGAGCGTGGGCTAGTCTCTAACTGATCTGCTGCTTCTGCAACAGTAGATTGTGATACAGGTGACTCGTCACCGATGAATGCTGTTAATTGAGCTGTACGCTCGTCTGTCCACTTAGGAAGTGCCATTTTTAATTCTCCAAGAATTGTTGTAGGTTAGTTATAATTTGTACGCCAGCGTCTCTGGCTTTTTGTGTTTTTTGAGACTCTATACCACTCTCATTAACTAGAATGGTAACGTCTCTTGTCAAAGAAGCCTTAATCGCGTAACCGTTCTGTTGTAGTATCTCTGAGGCTTCAGCTTTTGTTTTATAAGATTTTAACTTGCCTGAGATACATACTACGCCTTTCTGGGCTAGTACGACTTGTGGTTTCTCGAACTTGAAAGAGAACGGATGATCTAGTAGCGCAATGCCATTCTCACTCAGGTATGAAAGTAAGTTATCTGTTGCCTTTGGGCCTAAGCCTGCCGACTCACAGGTATCTGCATTAATATCGTGTATTGTATCGCACACAGTTGCTAATTTTTTAGCTGCTGTGTTGCCGATCAAGGGAATACTAAGTGCAGGAATAACTACATTCATAGGCACATTCTTAGATACTTGTAACTCAGCGAAAAGCTTTGCACCAATCTTCTCAGATTCTAGGAGAGACACCAAGTCATCTTTAGTCAGCAAGTACAACTCTTGTGAAGTTGTGACCCCTAATTTCTCGATAGCTTTTGGTCCAAGCCCTTTGATCTTGAGGGTCTTTGCAAAGTGTTCTAGCTTTTTGTGAAGTTTTGTACCGCAGGATGTGTTTTTGCAAAACAAAAGATTATTTATGACTACGATCAGCGAGCTACACGAAGGGCAGCTTGTCGGTGGTTCAATGTATGTCATATATGATTCCTTAATTTTGAAAAGATATTATATCGTAAGTTTAAGGTAAAGTCAAGAGTTATTTTTTTGTGTGTCATACGCGTCTGACGACTCTGGGGATGATCTCCCCTGAGCGAATAATTTCTACGTCACATCCAATCTCTAAGTCTAACTCTCTGATGTAATCTATATTGTGAAGAGTGGCTCTCGATACAGTAGCATCTCCTACCAATACTGGCTCTAGTATTGCAACTGGACTAATAATACCTGACTTACCTACTTGCCAGACAACATCTAATAGTTTTGTAACTACACCTACCTGCTCTTCCTTGAGAGCAAACGCTCCACGAGGATGCTTAGAAGTATAGCCCATAGCATTAAAGTCATAGTTATCATTGATACGGTAGACAATACCATCTTGCGGAAAGCCTGCCGTCATATGAGTATGTACAGTGTTGAAGCCTTGAACGGCTAACCGATCCATATCTTCTGTCCAGGTTGATAAACCGTTATCACACTGCAGCCCGTAGGCGTAAAAGTAAGTAGCCCTGCTATCAAACTCTTTGGTACACTTGAGGTTCAGTGACCCCGCAGCGTAGTTACGAGAGTTTTCAATATTATCAGGAGCTACTAGCTCGCCAGTGATCTGTACTACGCCACTTTCTAGTATTTGTGCAGGTACTCGCAGAGCCATTTTATCTGTAACATCTCTACCAAAGATACCATCGCCACGCGTAAGAGCTTGAGTAAACTCTCCGTTAATGTAAACTAGAGACACAGCAGCACCGTCAAGCTTAGGAGAAGCCACAACGTCTTTACCTAGTACATGAAAGGGCGGGTTCAATATATCGAAACATTTCTGCAAAGAATACATCTGGAACAAATGACGAACGCCATCTGTAGGAGTATAACCAACATCATCATAGTTAAAAACACGAGACAAGAAGTCCCACTCACCGTCACTGATGATAGGATTACCTTCGAAATAAGCGTGTGCTGCTTTGTCTAAGAACTTCTTCATTACTTGCCTCTTTCATTAATTTAGATAAGTATTATACTTAAAAAATAAGGAAAAGTCAAGAACTATTTATACATATCTTCTAGCAAATCACCAAAGTATTCCATGATAACTTCCTTTGATTCGGCTAGGGATAGTATCTCGGTAAGCCCTATGAAGAGCTCCCTAGAGTTTATGAAGTCTATAGGCATAGTTATTCCTTCTTTGGAAGGCTGCCATTCCTCTTCAAAGTCCATATAGTATTTTCTTAAACTAAGGTATTCTATTCCACGAAAGGTACTTACGGTTAACCTGACTTGTGTTTGCTTAATAGCGTCAAGGTGTATGATTCTCTCATACATTTCAGGTGCTTCATGGAGTTCCATACTACGTCTCGTTTTTAAGTATCGCTGATAGGGGTACTACGGTGGTTACGCTTCCTGGTTTAAGAAGTCGATATGAATCAGTATCCCAACAAAAGAATAGTAGACTACTATCGGTCTCCTTCGCTCTGTTCTTCTTACCTTGTATATAAGGGGTGGAGAAGTCTAGAGTACATACATTATATTTTAACTTATTTGAGTTTTCACTTCTATAAGTAATTACTGCGTCACCATATTCGGTGACTTTATCCTTTAATTCTTGCTTTTTCACTTGAGCTCCTTTGGTAGCATTGGGCAACAATAATTACTATGTGCATACTCTTAGGTCGTTTGTGAGGGCAAAGAAAAAGCCGGAGAGACAATACTCCCCAGCAATTTCAATTAAGTAAACTACTTAGTCGGCATTCGCTGTTAATACTTTTGTGAAGTACTGAGCGGCTTTACCAGTCAATTTACTTACTACATCTTCGTCAACTTCCTGTCCGGCATCAGTGATGGCGGCAGTAAGAGCGTCTTGAGCAGCTTGTTTAGAGACACGAGTGCCTCCAGTAGAAGCGCCACCAGATGCTTTTGCAGCAGGAGTTTTCTTAACATAGACACCAGCTTTAGTAAGAATCATACGGACACCATTAGGCGACTCACCAAGATCATCGGCGATTTCTTTTACGATTTCCATGCTAGTTTCTGGGGTGGGGTTGGCAGCTTCGTATAACTCTACTGCTTCAGCTTTAGATTCATCAGTCCAAGGCATTTTTCTGTTCCTTTTGTTTGGGTTATTGTAGCCTGGGCAAGTACCCAGACGGTTAAGTTGTTGGTTGTAAAATCGGTCTCCCAATTTTTATTTCCTTTCTCAAATTTTGAAATGATATTATAGAGTATTTTAAACGTAATTGTCAAGAACTTTTTTTAAATTGCTTCAAGCTTAATACCATGTTCTTTAAGATGTTCTAGCTTGCCTAGATCATAGGCTAAAGAATAAGCATAATAACCACCGTCAATATTAAAGTCATTCTCTGTTTGTTCTTTGACGTAGATGGAGTAAACCTTTGAGCCATACTTACTTTCATAGTCACACTCTCCCAGACCTTTGTGGCTTGCTATATGCCTAGGAGTCTGCTCTTCTTGTACTTCTACGATTGAATGGTATTTTGCTGACCATGCAAGCTCACCTTTCTCAAAAGTATCAGCTACACAATTCTCTGGCAAATATGCTACCTCTGCTCTCTCCTCTACACTGGAGGGCTTTGTAGGTACGCCCAGCTTATCTAAGATGGTTTTTACAAACCCCGCAGAGCGGTAAAGACCTTTTGCAATGTTAGTAACATTCTCACCTTTGAGGTACAACATAGTAGCCTCTTTAATCTCATAAGGGGCTGCGGCTTTACCTCTGTTCATACTCTTACGTTTTTCTTTGTACGCTAGGTTCTCTGCATGGTCGTTTAGTATTTTTGCTAAGCGAGTAGTGTTATACGAGATAGCTAGTATAGCGCAGGCTTCTTTCTTTGTTATGGGTTTATCTGCAGCAAGCAGGTCAGCAACATGTTGTATATTGCTAGTAGATAGCTTTTCGTGCTCTTTCTTTTTAATCCTAGGCATCTTCTTTTTCCTCTACCGTTGCTACAAAGTGTTCATCGGGATGTCCGATGTGTATAATCTCTTTTCCTTCAATCATCGTACCTGGATATTCATCACGACACGAAATATAAGGGCCACCACTTGGATCAAACATACCTAAGTCTTGCATATCTATTTTAGACTGACCTAATTTTCCTCCGCAACGACAGTATTTCATATTATCACCGCTCATATGGAACTTATATTGATTTGTGGCAATCTTTTCCCAGTGCCATTCGTCTCCATATCTATTCTTCATTGTCTTTCCTCTTTAACGTAGTACTCATCCATCATCATGTATGATGCCGGCATCCCAATCCCCATCACCGAATGGTTCAGGTGCGTGTGCATCTTTAACGTAGTAATCCTCCCAATCGCCAAATATTTGAGGTGCTTGCTCTTTGGCTAGATCCATATAGTAGTTACCTGGATAATGTTTTAGGCATCGAGAGGCTTCCTCTCTTACTTTTTTGGGGGCGCTCTCATCACGCAGTAACTCAAGTAAAAACTCTCTAGTTCTGTTTACGGCACGTCGTCTTTCTTCAGGCATTGTCATCTTTTTCTTTCTCCTCTGTTTTATTTCATTCCCATCTATCCAACTCCTAGCAGCTACATAGAATTCATCATTTGTCCAATCAAGCTCAGGTTTCTTATCTTTAGGATCTGTCATAATAAATTTCTCCAATCTGTGTCTTCAGGCATCATCTCCACTTTGTCGCCAAAGCGTGATACTATATCATTGTAGATTCCTGATGTACCCATTCCTAGTCCGTATGTGCCTTTCTTACAAACATATAATGATCCACTATTACCATAGAAGTCTACTTGATCTTTTCGTTCAAATACTATGTTGATACCACTATTCAATCGCCAAGAATCACCATCAAGATAACCACCACTCCATCCTGCTAAGACTTTGTAGATGACACCAGTCTCTGCGGCTATCTTTAGTACTACCCAACTATCAGGAGTCTGCATTTTCTATACTCCACCTTATTTCTTTCCCATAATAATATTGAAAATGTTCTATTAGTTCTTCGTATGTAGCCAACTCGTAAGTTTCCAAATCATTCAACCAGTCACCAAAAGCATTCCAATCTTCAGTTCTCATTGGGGCAACACTGTACTCGCTTCTACCACCCCAATGCTCAGTCTCATCTAATCCATATATATCTATGCGGCCACAAGAGTAGGACTCTAGGTAGTGTCTGTATTCCATCTTTTCGAAAATCTTACCCGAAGTTTCTCTCCACTCAAACGGAACCTTTCTATCTTCGTACCAACGAGTGGAGACTGGGCCCATCCAATTTGTGCTATAAGTTATCATCAGTCCCACAAAGCCTCATAATATTTACCAAACAACCTGAACCCATTTGTAATACGTGCCTGCTCAAGGTAAAGCCCATCCATATCTAGTTTGTAGGTATGGCCTGCAGCCTTTTCCCAAGTAACCCCAATCTCGGTACCATCTTTACCTATAACTGGAATACTGTCATAGTCCATCTCACCACTAGAGTACTTATCTTCCCAGTTGTTCAACTTAGACTCAAAGGCAAAGAGCATCTCAGACATGATCCACTCCCACTTCTCCTCGTTATTACCCTCAAAAAACAAACCTACGTCTTCGTCGTCTACTAAAGGTACTCCATGTTTTGTATCTCTAAGCTGTTTCAGCATAGGAATAACGATATGAGCTAGTGTAGTGTCCATACTCCACGTATCGTAGTTATGGATCTTCACTTTAACCTTTGGAGTAGGAGCATAATCAAACCAATCATGCAGATAGTTATGATACCATCTCCAAGTAGGGTATTTACCAATTTTAACTTTCATCTTTAGCGTCCTCTACAAAAATCTTTAGTGTTCTTTTATTATCCTGAAGTGATACTATTACGTCGGCTACATTCATATTAACGTATACTCGGCCACTTCCATCAATCAATTCTACTCTTGTTACATTTTCAACGTAGTCATTTATGTTCATTGGTCTGTGTCCTCGTCTACAAAGTTACAATAGTGTGGGCCTTCGTCAGGAGCGGAGTACCACCAGTCTTCTTCTAAAGCATTGATACAGTGAAAGGGTAGTTTATACCCATCTCCCATCATATCATCGCCACAATATTTACACTTATCCATTGGCTGTAATCCTCTTTTCATAATCTGCGTAATCCTCACTCCACCAGTCTGGTTTATCTCTACCAGTCCATGCAGCGAAGGTAGCCTTATCTAGGTGATAGTAATCACGATAAGACTGAATAGGGTTGTCGTAGTCTTTTAAGTCATCAGGCATAGCTAGGCCGAACGTAGTAAAACCTTTACGTTCCATATTCTCTGGCTCTGGTAGTATGTTGATGACTTCTTCTACTGATTTATGGCGTTTGCCATAACGGTAACAATACTCTTCATTGAGAGCATTGCCATAGCAATGAGTCCACTCGAAGTTATCAAGACTTGACCTCACCCATATCGTGCAAGGATGATTATACATCATTGGGAGATATGGGGTGAGGGGTCTATCCTTTGGAGGGAGATGTTTGATCTCTTTCTTGAGATCGTTCAGCTTGTCCCGCTCTACTTTATTGAGAGCGCGAGGGACAAAGCCGAGGTGTTTGTCTACCCAGATAGCCGTGCACAATAGCTGTGCAACTTCTAAAGGCATCTTGACAATGTGCTTATCTACGTGATACTCTGCACATTTGTCAAAATTTTTGTCTAGGTAAAATAAATTCATAACTTACTCTCTTAAATTTGAAATAGTATTATATCAAATTAGGGAGTGTATGTCAAGAATTATCTTCTTCTCGCTTCTGTAAAACGATTAGTTTTTCTTTGGCTCGTTCTATTACTTCTTCATGAGTAAACAAGTTGTGCGCCTCTAGAAGATACATAGTTGCTAATACATCTCCTGCCTCTTCGATTAGGTGCGCCTTTCTCTTATCATCTAAACCATGTCGAATTACTTTACTACAAGCACGTACAAATTCTCCTGCTTCTTCCATTGCTAGTATGAGGCAGGGGTCTACATTTTTAGTTGTGAAATACATATTAAGTCCAAGATATAATTGTTGAGGTTTCTATGTCCATCCACCTGAGATGGTCTAGGTCCCATACGGGCACTTTGTTGCTATTCGCTGAGACCCCGATGGTGATTCCATGAGGTATCAAACCAGGAGCTAGAGTTACGTTTTTACATAACTCTATTCCTGTTAAGATGTGTGAGAATTTTACTTTTAC